ACTTTACTGACGATGTAATGCAAGCCCTTGATGAAATAGCACAAAAGGAATTTAGTTATGGAGAAGGTTGAGTTTCTTATTCTTAGAAACCTTTTATATAATGAAGAATATCTTCGCAAAGTCATTCCCTTTATTGAACCAGATTATTTTGAAGATCTATTACAAAAGATAGTCTTTGAAGAAATATCTAAGTTTATCACTCAATATAATAAACTAGCAACTAAAGAGATCCTTTGTATAGAGGTTGAAAATAGAAGTGACATCAATGACACTTCATTCAAAGAAGTTACTGACTTGATTGGTGGTTTAGAAGATGAACCATCTGATCTTGAATGGTTAATGGATACTACTGAGAAGTGGTGTCGAGATCGTGCTATATATTTGGCTCTGATGGAGTCAATTCAATTAGCAGATGGAAAAGATGAATCAAAAGGAAGGGATGCTATTCCTAGTATTCTCTCTGATGCTCTTTCTGTTTCTTTTGATAATCATGTAGGACACGATTACTTAACAGATTACGAAGAACGATATGAGTCGTACCATAGGAAAGAAGACCGTATTCCATTCGACCTCGAATACTTTGACAAGATTACAAAAGGAGGTCTTCCGAATAAAACTCTCAACGTTGCTCTTGCTGGCACAGGGGTTGGAAAGAGTTTATTTATGTGCCACATGGCTAGCAGTGTCCTCCTCCAAGGGAAGAACGTCCTCTACATCACTCTCGAAATGGCAGAGGAAAAGATTGCGGAGAGGATCGATGCTAACTTACTTAATGTTAATATACAGGACATAACAGATTTACCAAAACAAATGTTTGAAGGCAAGGTAACAAACCTTGCTCAGAAGACACAAGGAACTTTTATCATTAAAGAGTATCCTACTGCATCTGCACACTCAGGTCATTTTAAATCATTGCTACAAGAGTTATCATTGAAGAAATCATTTAAACCTGATATAATATTCATAGATTATTTGAACATATGTGCATCTTCACGATACAAGGCTGGAAGTAATGTTAATTCGTATTCCTATATTAAGGCGATTGCGGAGGAACTTAGAGGGTTGGCTGTCGAAAGCAACCTCCCGATTGTTAGTGCTACTCAAACTACTCGTTCTGGTTTCGCTTCTAGTGATATTGACCTTACTGACACTTCAGAGTCCTTCGGACTTCCTGCTACTGCTGATCTTATGTTCGCTCTCATTTCTACTGAGGAGTTGGAAGGATTGAATCAGATCATGGTAAAGCAATTAAAGAATAGGTACAATGATCCTACTGTAAATAGAAGGTTTGTTGTAGGTATTGATAGAGCAAAAATGAGATTGTATGATTGTGAGCAGTCTGCACAGGATGATATTGTTGACAGTGGACAAGAAGAAGAGTATAATAACGAAGATAAGAAAGCAAAGAAATCCTTTGCTGGTTTTAAATTTAATTAACATGACCGTAGACACAGAAAAGTATCTTGAATTTGTAGATGGTGTAACCAGTCCAGCTAGTTCAAACTTTCATGATCTTCTTAGGAGAGTCACGGAGTTAGAAGTAGAGAATGACTGTGATGTATCCCATCTACTCACTGCTGCACTTGGTTTGACTGCCGAGTCAGGTGAGTTTACTGAGGTGGTAAAGAAGATTATCTTACAAGGTAAACCATATAATGAAGATAATGTCTTTCATATGAAGAGAGAACTAGGTGATATTTGTTGGTACATAGCACAAGCTTGTATGGCACTTGATACTACGTTTGATGAGATCATTGAGATGAATGTAGAGAAGTTAGAATCAAGATATCCTGGTGGATCATTTGATGTTCATAAGTCAGAGAATAGAAAAGAAGGAGATCTATAAATATTTTAAAATAGATATGTCATGTCTGCTATATTAACTGCAAAACAAGAAAAAGTTTCTCAATTATGGTTTCAGACATTATGTGATGCTGGAAGAGGAGGATTAAGTGATTCAAAATATGAGGTTTTAGAAAAAAAGGCATTTGCAAAACCAGGTGGAATTTATCCTTTAGGTGACAGTAAATCTGATATAGCATGGAAGGCTAATTATGACCTTCAATGGAATGCTTTATTGATGTTTTACATGATACCTAAAGGTATTTCTTTGTCTGGATGGAAATGGTCAAGAGAAGAACCAAATGGTATGATGATGTTTTTGGAAAAGATTGCGTTTGAAAGATGTGGGGTGAAGAAAAAAGATGCTTGGGATCCGATGGATATTGTGGGTGTTAAGAAAAATAGAGAAATGGCAATTAAATCATTAATCGAATCATTAGTCTTAAAGGGTGGAGATCCGATGGCTAATAGAGAAGTATTGAATGGAATAATGATACAAGCTATTAATGATAAGGAGTTGATGCCAGTTTCATTAAAAATGATTGATTATAGAAAAAAAGAGAAACCTGGATTGGAACTAAGTAATGATTTGAAAGGAAGAAATGCGAAACTAAAAGCAGTGAATCATTTCACCTATGGTAATTTCTCTTGTGATTTAGAGTGGAGTAGTTATAAAAATGAGTGGAGAAACTCTAATGAGATATCTTGGGACATGTTTGAAAAGAAAAAGGGTAAGGAGATTCATATTCAAGGTAGACTTTTTCATGGTAAAGATTCAAGAGAATTGCCACAAACTGATGCTAAGATGAAGGGTGCAGGTGCATTATATGGTAAGTCAGCTATTAATGAACTGAAGAATTTTCTTAAAAAGTATGGAAGAAGTATACCACCAAGTCCAACTGCTCATCCAAAAATACCCAGTAAAGGTCAACCGTGGACACCTGCTATGAAACAATATTGGATTAATCTTTATAATAGACTAAAGAATGCTAAAATTGATGGTCAAAATATAAAGATGGGAA